TGGCCGACATCCCCTACGGCACCGACTATCCCGACGCCCCCTGGATCGACCGGGACGGGCACGTGCTCATCGACGACGGTGGCAAACCGACGCAAGTTCATCGCGGCCAAGCCCGAATCGCCTACCGGCTAGCCGAACGTTACCAGGACAAGCTGCTGCACGTGGCCGGGATCGGCTGGCACTCCTGGGACGGCAGACGCTGGGCAGCCGACGACCGCGGCGAAGCCAAACGTGCAGTGCTGGCAGAGCTGCGCCAAGCGCTCTCAGACAGCCTCAACGACAAGGAATTACGCGCCGACGTCCGAAAATGCGAATCGGCGTCCGGCGTGGCCGGCGTGCTCGACCTGGCCGCCGCACTGGTACCATTCGCCGCGACGGTAGCCGACCTCGACAGCGACCCGCACTTGCTCAACGTCGCGAATGGGACGCTGGACCTGCACACGCTCAAATTGCGGCCCCACGCGCCCGCTGACCGCATCACAAAGATATGCCGCGGTGCCTACCAGTCCGACACCGAATCGCCTCTCTGGCAAGCGTTCTTGACCCGCGTTCTGCCCGATGAAGGTGTGCGCGGGTTCGTGCAACGCCTGGCCGGCGTCGGCCTACTAGGCACCGTCCGCGAACATGTCCTGGCGATTCTTATCGGTGTAGGTGCCAACGGAAAATCTGTGTTCGACAAGGCGATTCGCTATGCCCTTGGCGATTATGCCTGCACCGCTGAGCCTGACCTTTTCATGCACCGGGAAAACGCTCACCCAACAGGCGAAATGGACCTCCGCGGCGTGCGATGGGTAGCGGTATCCGAGAGCGAAAAAGATCGCCGGCTGGCCGAATCAACGATAAAACGGCTGACTGGCGGCGACACCATCCGCGCCCGAAAGATGCGGCAAGACTTCGTGGAATTCACGCCGTCACATACCCCACTGCTCATCACCAACCACCTACCGAGAGTGCCCGGCGATGATACGGCCATCTGGCGGCGAATTCGAGTGGTGCCGTTTGAAGTAGTGATTCCTGCCGACGAGCAGGACCGGGAACTGGACGCACGGTTGCAGTTGGAGGCCGACAGCATCCTGTCCTGGGCGGTGGCCGGATGGAGCGACTATCAGCGAATCGGACTATCCCAGCCGGACGCGGTGCTCGCGGCAACGTCGAATTACCGCGAGGACTCCGACACGATAAAGAGGTTCATCGACGACGAATGCGTCACCAGCTCGCCGGTGCTGAAAGCCACTACTACGCATCTGTTCGAGGCGTGGCAAAGGTGGCGGGTGCAAGAAGGCGTACCCGAAATCTCGCGCAAAGCGTTCGGCCAGTCGCTCGACACCCACGGATACCCGGTCACTGACAAGGCCCGCGATGGTCGTTGGCGGGCCGGAATAGCGGTGAGAGGGGCCGATGATTTCGATGATTAGCACACCTAACGTGACGCATGTGACGCATTTCCAGGTTCGCCTACGCGCGCGCACGTATGGCGGTTATACCGCGCAAACGTCACATGCGTCACGGCCTGCCGTGCCGTTCTGCCCAGGATGCGGTACCTACCTGGCCGTTCACGGCCGCCACCGGGCGGACTGTACCGCCAAACCAGCAAACACCGGCGGTGCCGCATGACCGCTGTCGCGATCACCCCGGCATCCGGCGGTCGGCACAGCGTCCGATTCGCCTACGACTCTGCGATCGTGTCGTTGATCAAGTCCACGATCCCCGCCTATGCCCGCTCCTGGTCCGCGCACACCCGCTGCTGGTTCATCGACGCTGACTGGACCCCACTGCTGGCCGCCGAGCTGCGCTACCACGGCCACACCGTCACCGGACCCGCCGACCCGGCGCAACAGCAGTGCACCGACTGGGCCAAAGCGTTGTTCCGGGCGGTCGGACCCCAGCGGACACCCGCCGTGTACAGGGCTTTATCCAAAGTGCTGCACCCCGACGCCCCAACCGGATGCCCGATACTGCAACAGCAGCTCAATGCCGCCAGAACCGCACTTACCAACCCTGCTTGAAAGGACACAAGCCATGGCTGAAACCCCCGACCACGCCGAACTGCGGCGACGAATCGCCGACATGGCTTTCAACGCCGATGTCGGTATGGCGACCTGCAAACGCTGTGGTGACGCCGTGCCGTACATCATCCTGCCGAACCTGCAGACCGGCGAACCCGTCATGGGTGTCGCCGACAACAAATGGAAGCGCGCGAACTGTCCCGTCGACGTCGGTAAGCCGTGCCCGTTCCTAATCGCCGAGGGTGTCGCCGACAGCACCGACGACACCATAGAGGTCGACCAGTGACCCCGATCAACCGGCCCCTGACCAACGACGAACGACAACTGATGCACGAGCTGGCAGTCCAGGTTGTCTGCTCGCAGACGGGTTGCTCACCCGATGCGGCGGTCGAAGCACTCGAATCCTTCGCGAAAGACGGAACACTTATCCTCCGCGGCGACACCGAGAACGCCTACCTCGAAGCCGGAGGCAATGTTCTTGTCCATGCCGATCGTGACTGGCTTGCCTTCCACGCGTCGTATCCCGGCAACGACCCGCTGCGAGACGCCCGACCTATCGAGCAGGACGACGACCAGGGGGCGGGGTCGCCATCGTGACCAGGCCCAGCCCGGACACCGCCACGGTGCCGGCGCGCATGCACGCTCATTACCTAGACTAAAAATTGATGGGAGGACCGATGCCAAGACCACCGAAACCGGCCCGGCTCAAACTGGTTGAGGGCCGCTCCCCCGGCCGCGATTCCGGCGGCCGGAAAGTCCCCGAGTCGCCGAAGTTTATCCGTCAGGCACCGGATGCCCCGGACTGGCTCGACGCCGAGGCGCTGGCCGAATGGCGGCGCGTCGCACCGACTTTGGAGCGGCTTGACCTGCTCAAACCTGAGGATCGGGCGCTCCTGTCCGCGTACTGCGAGACCTGGTCCGTCTACGTCGCGGCGGTTCAGCGGGTCCGCGCCGAAGGCCTCACAATTACCTCACCGAAATCCGGTGTCGTGCACCGGAACCCGGCGGTGACGGTTGCGGAGACGGCGCGCATGCATCTGCTGCGCTTGGCCTCCGAGTTTGGCCTGACCCCGGCCGCCGAGCAGCGACTGGCGGTGGCGCCGGGCGACGACGGCGACGGGCTCAACCCGTTTGCCCCGGACCGGTGATGACCTTTTGTGTGTGATACAATCGAGTTTGGCATCTCGGCATCCGCTGACGCCGGGCAGTCGCCGCGGGGCGGCTGGAACCCGGATAGCGGCCGCCATGCGCCACAAGCGATTCCGCGCGTTTCTTGCGTCTGCTAGGTGGTGGCCGAATTTTGAGTAGCATCCTTTTCCGCATGGCCGAGCTGCGGTCTGGCGAAGGCCGAACCGTGCACGGCACCATCGTGCCCTACAACGAGGCGACCACCGTCCGCGACTTCGACGGCGAGTTCCAGGAAATGTTCGCTCCTGGCGCTTTTCGGCGCTCCATCGCCGAGCGCGGCCACAAATTGAAGCTGCTGGTCTCTCACGACGCTCGAACCCGCTACCCGGTGGGCCGGGCCGTTGAGTTGCGGGAGGAGCCTCACGGCTTGTTCGGGGCGTTCGAGATTGCGGACACCCCGGACGGCGACGAGGCTTTGGCGAACGTAAAAGCTGGTGTCTTCGACTCGTTTTCGGTGGGTTTCCGACCGATCCGGGACCGTCGCGAAGGGGATGTGCTGGTGCGCGTCGAAGCGGCGCTGTTAGAGGTTTCCCTAACCGGCGTTCCGGCCTATTCGGGGGCACAAATCGCCGGGGTGCGCGCGGAATCGCTTACAGTCGTTTCCCGTTCGACAGCCGAAGCCTGGCTGTCCCTACTCGATTGGTGAACAATCTATGACCGAATTCGACGACATCAAAAACCTCTCTTTACCTGAAACCCGTGACGCGGCGAAGCAGCTCCTCGACAGTGTCGCCGGCGACCTGACCGGTGAGGCGGCGCAGCGTTTTCAGGCGCTGACGCGCCACGCCGAGGAACTGCGGGCGGAGCAGCGCCGCCGCGGCCGCGAAGCCGAGGAGGCGCTGCGCCGCTACCGGGCCGGTGAGCTGAGGGTGGTGCCCGGCGCTCCCACCGGCGGCGACGACGGCGACGCGCCGCCGGGCAACTCGTTGCGGGACACCGCGTTTCGCACACTGGATTCTTGTGTGCGAGACGGCCTGATGTCGTCGCGGGCGGCGGAGACCGCGGAAACCTTGTGCCGCACCGGGCCGCCGCAGTCCACCTCGTGGGCGCAGCGCTGGCTGGCGGCCACCGGCAGCCGCGACTATTTGGGCGCGTTCGTCAAGCGGGTTTCCAATCCTGTTGCGGGGCACACGGTTTGGACCGACCGGGAAGCGGCCGCGTGGCGTGAGGCTGCCGCGGTGGCCGCCGAGCAGCGAGCGATGGGCCTGGTGGACACCCAAGGCGGGTTTCTGATCCCGGCGGCGCTGGACCCGGCGATCCTGCTGTCGGGTGATGGGTCGACGAACCCGATTCGGCAGGTGGCGAGGGTGGTGCAAACGACCTCCGAGATTTGGCGGGGCGTGACTTCCGAAGGCGCCGAAGCTCGTTGGTACTCCGAAGCCCAGGAGGTGTCCGACGATTCGCCAGCGTTGGCCCAGCCGGCGGTGCCGAACTACCGTGGAAGCTGCTGGATTCCGTTCTCCATCGAGCTGGAGGGTGACGCGGCGAGCTTCGTTGGCGAGATCGGCAAGATTCTCGCGGACAGCGTTGAGCAACTGCAGGCCGCGGCGTTCGTCAACGGCTCCGGCAACGGCGAGCCCACCGGGTTCGTCAGCGCGCTAACCGGCACCTCCGATCAGGTGGTCGTCGGCGCGGGGTCAGAAGCGATTGTGGCGGCGGATGTTTACGCGTTGCAGTCGGCGCTGCCGCCAAGGTTCCAGGCCAGCGCCGCGTTCGCGGCGAACTTGTCCACCATCAACACGTTGCGGCAGGCGGAAACTTCGAATGGCGCGCTGAAATTCCCATCGCTGCACGACAGTCCGCCGATGCTAGCCGGGAAGTCTGTCCTGGAAGTCTCCCACATGGACACCGTTGATTCGGCGGTGACAGCGACGAATCATCCACTGGTGCTTGGCGACTGGAAGCAATTCCTCATCGGCGACAGAGTTGGGTCCATGGTGGAGTTGGTGCCTCACCTGTTCGGGCCGAATCGCCGGCCGACCGGGCAGCGCGGATTCTTCGCCTGGTTCAGGGTCGGATCAGATGTGCTGGTGCGCAACGCGTTTCGAGTTCTGAAGGTGGAGACTACCGCGTAGGTAGGATAGGGCCAGGCGTGGGCGGCCTCTGCTTAGGGGTGCCGGGCCGCCCACGCCGCCAACTCGCTGCGGGTTGCGTTGTCGATTCGTTTGAGCCGCCGGTAGGTGCCGGCGGAGATGCCGAGGGCTGCGCCGATAGCAGTGTCTGTTTTCGTCGAACGACGCTCCGATTCTGGCTTGGGGCCCATGGGCCCCAAGCCAGAATATCGAGCCTGGCGGCCATGGTCGCCGCCTTCCTGTTGCCGCTGCTTGGCTTTCGGCCGTTCCAGCTCGGCGATCCGGCGGCCAGCGGCGCCATTTGTTTCTCCGCGAACAGGCGGATTTCTTTGTCGTCGCTGCGGGTTGCGTTGTCGATTCGTTTGAGCCGCTTGTAGGTGCCGGCGGAGATGCCGAGGGCTGCGCCTACCTCCTTGTCAGTGTGGCGCTGAGACGGCTTTGGTTCCATGGGACCAAAGCCGGCATTGGTGATCGATGCACCGAGGCGACCACCCTCGCGTTGGCGCTCCTTGGCTTTCGGGCGTTCCAGCTCGGCGATCCGGCGACCAGCGGCGCCATTTGTTTCTCCGCGAACCGGCGGATTTCTTTGTCGTCGCTGTGGGTTGCGTTGTCGATTCGTTTGAGCCGCCGGTAGGTGCCGGCGGAGATGCCGAGGGCTGCGCCGATAGCAGTGTCTGTTTTCGTCGAA